CCTACATAGTATGTTGCGTCAATTGCTGCGTCTAGCATTGACGCTCTTTTTGCTTGTGATAAAGGCATTGTGTCCTCTCCTTATTTAGATTTATTACCTAGCTTAGGCCATTTAGTTGTGTGCTGTAGTCCTGTTTTCGAACCTTTTCCCGGTGTCATCTTGTTGCTTGGTACTACAATTTTAGTACCACTATTTGTTCCTGGTCCCTTTGCCATTATAATTCTCCTTATTTTTTAGCTTTTTTAGTTTTAGTGTCTTTAGACTTTTTCTTATCTTTAGATCCTTTCTCCATCCAAGGTGGAAGTTTTGCTCCCTTTTCTTTTGCGCCTTTCTTTTCTTCTTTTTTCGCGTCTTTCTTTGCCATGATTATTTTCCTTTAGACTTTCTCATTTTTTTTAAAGTCTTCGCTAAGCGAGCTCTTTGAGCAGTTTTCTTACTAACGCCCTCTCCCTTTGCGGCTTTCTCAAGCCATTTTGGGTCTATTCCATTCTTAACAGCGCCGTGTTGCTTCGCCGTTTTAGTTAGCGATCCAGGTTTCCGAATTGCACCCTTTATCCAGTTCTTGTTTTGTTTCTTTGCCATGATTATCTTCATCTCCAGTTTTTAAGTGCCCTTTAAACAAAGGACTTGGAAGTAGCCCAAGAGTATCCTTATCTGGAACAAAACTAATAAGATATGGGCATCTTTCACCAATCTCTTTTGGAAGTATTAGAAAGTGACATTTAAAAAAGGGCCACAAAAACTTCCTTCTGGTTTTTCTAATAACAACATAGTCTCCATACCTTATACTTCTATAGAGAGCATAGAGCAAGCAATTATTAAACATGCCGCCTCCTAGTCTAGGGAAAGTAGATATAGTTTAACTATATTTGAATTTATCTTATAGTAATAAGAAACTGATCTTGTGATGCTTGTATTCATGTCTTTTTTTGTAATGCTTATAAGTGACAGAAGATCTTGATTGGGATCTACCGGCTTGCTAAACTTCAATACTATAGGATTAACTCTGCTGTTATTTATAGACATATTTCCTGGGACTGAACTGACAAGCTTTATCTTCCCTGATGTTCTTCCTGAGAGTGTGGTAATTTTAACCGACTGTTGCTCAGGCGTTGCTGTTTCGTATTCTGAGGTAGTAAATGATGTCTTATATATGTTTGATACGCCATTCGCTTCGAATACGTCAAAGTCAGCAGTATCTGTATCGTCAAATAGTCCAAAAACAGAAACCTTAATGTTGCCAATATTAACTTCTTCGCCTTCAGTATACTCAAAGCTTCCAACCAAAACAGTTCCATCCTTAATTACATCAAAGCTTCCCAGTCCATCGAACAAGAGGCTATATGAAGCACTTTCGGCTCCAGAGTATGCTGATACTATCTCGACTGTTCCTTCGGACGTCCCAGAGCGTGTGTAAGCTATATTTGATGATGTTATAGCAGAAACATATCTGTCTACATCATCACCTGGGAAAACTGCAATATAATACTTTCTATTTGGAAGGAGTGAAGTCAGCGGAGTGATTGTTACTGTATTTTCTTGAACAGTATATGCATATTGGATATAGCTATAGTCTTCTCCTATATCCATAACCTCTCTGTGCTTTGTATCTAAAATAGAGAGCTCAGAGCCAATCCATTGCTGGTCAGTCTGCGTATAGATAGATATACCACTAATGATTGCGAATGGATCTATGTCTTGGTCGAACTCAACAACTATATCAGAGTCAATTGGGACATTAAGAGTTCCATCTTGTGGCAATATACTGTTAACTAAAAGGTTCATTTATTTATCCTAATCACCGGAATGTCGTCATCATCTTCGTCATCGTCATCTAGTATTACAACATTCTGAAAATCTCCAGATAGTTTTCTTACCTTCATCATTCCGTCTTCGTAATATAACTCAATTGACTCATCTAATTCTTCATCCATTGTCATTTGGATTCCAGCCGCAGAATTATATTCTCTAATTAGATTGATCAGCTTTTGATATACTAGGTGCTCTTCTATATCTGATAGCTGCTCCATTGCATTTGCATAAACAGGCTGAGGAATGTCCATGGCGTATCTTAAGATAGCATATGTTGCCTTTTCATTGTTTATCATCTCGCCAATGTCTGCAAGATTCTGTTTAAAGGATAACCACTTTAAAATAACTGTATAAACCATATCTATATCTCCACTTTCACGCTGTACGTGTTAATAACTCTTTTTGCTACATACTTCCTATTATAAATGAAAAGGGCAGCTAGATCAAGTCTAACTACCCTTTTTTCACTATTTAGTTCTTTATCCTAATTTCTTAGGTAAGATCTACCGTTGAGCTTGCATTCATGTCTTCAGGCATGGTGATAGTACCACCAGCAGCCACGATATCGCCAGAAGTAACGCCGAAGTCAGCGAAACGGTTAGGCTTAACAGGAACGTTTTTAACAACACCAACTCCGCGCCCTTCGTTAAGCATTGCAAGAGCATACTTTTCACGAAGTTTGATGAGATGAATATCACGCTCTGGATCGCTCCACTGGTGATGATTGATGTTTTCTCCCTGAACAATTGCTCCAGCGTTCTCAGGATCAATGAAGTACATAGAAGCAAGCTTCTGTACCGGATCAAAAGGAACGAAAGGAGATACCATTACTGTGAATGGAACGTTCAGATAGGATGGAAGGATAGGCTTAGCTTTGAAGTCAGCTGGCATTTCTTCGCCTGGGCGAGCTCCACCAGAGGACATTCCAGCTCCACCCCAGAATCCCTTGCGCTGAACACCGGATAGGTCATATCCGTTCATCAGAGGGCCACCGCCGTTCTGAAGAGCCCATGCGCGAAGCATCGGATCTTTTACCCAAATTGCCCAAGTGAGCGGGTGAAGAACGATAATGGAAGGAGCGAATCCTTCTTGTAGCATAGCAGCATAGATATCAAAGAAATCTTCTGCTGTAAAAGTACCGTTGTCAGTACCATTGATGTCTTTACCGCTTAGTGGGCGGCCAAGAACTGACTTGCCTGGGTTAACGTTGTCAACCAAAGTAAGACCTTGTGCTTCAAATAGATTAAAGCAGATGCGGTTTTTCTTTCTTGCGAAAGCCTTACCCGCAGCCTTAAGCCATTCACCAATAACATCCCACTGTGACTGCTCGACCATTTCTTCTGTAAGTGCAAGCTTAACACCGTACTTACGCATGTCGATACGGATCGTTGATCCTCCGCCAAGTGTGATTTCTTCTGTCCCGTATTCCTGCCCAGGAGCTACTTCTTCAACGCTATCCATAGCACCAACAGCTGGAAGTTGAATATAAATTCCTTCCTTCTGATTGATATTTACAAATAATTCGTTGGCAAGAAGATGCGGCTCTGCAGCTTCACGTACAATCTCAGAGATTGCAAGAGGAACGAGACGAGAAAGGTCTTCTTTATTAAGGACGTCACGTAGAGTAATTCCGTCACTCAGATCAGAGTCCTCAATTTTAAAACCATTTTTCTTAGCATAAGCTAATAGTTTGCCTTCTAAATCAAACATTCTTTGTTTTCCTCCATATAGATTATGAGTTCTCGCCAGTATTAGAAATTCTGGTTAAAGTTTACTGCGATTCTTGCAACATATTTAGGTGCGTTAACAATAGAAAGCATTGTATTACGGCCATCAGTTGCTGAACCAGGTTGTTCTTGCCATAGGCCTTGGTCGCGGAACCAAGTAAGTACTAGTGCAAGGTCTTTATCACTACCGTTTTTAACGTCAAGAATCTGACCAAGCTGGAAGTTCTGATCTACGCGAGCAGTAGAACCGTCAATGTCAGTCATGAGTCCAAAGTTAGAACCGATATCATATCCAACATACTGACCCATAAGATCACTAGTAAGGATAGCGTTGCTTCCATCTGCTGCAAAAGCAGCGCCCTTGTTAACTTTTAGGCAGGAGAAAGGAGTATCAACTTTAGGCTGATATGTAATTGTCCATGCGCCAGCTACAGGGATTGGAGCGTTTAGCAGGATTGTACGTCCAACTTTAGCAAACTGAGTAGGAGGATCTCCTGCTGCAACGTCTTCGAAAGATGTTGCATTTGCAACTTGTACAAGTTCAGCTGGAGTTGCAGTCTGATCTTTAAATACAAGTGCTGATCCGTCATCGTAAAGTGCGATGCGGACGCTGTCTTTACCAGCAGCGATGGTTTCGATACGTGCGTCCATTTCTAGAACTGGAACCTGAATATAGGCCCAACGTGAGAAAGCGCGTGCTCCGCCTGTATCGTATGCATGCTTGAAGAAGGTTGCTGGATTACTAGGATCAGTACCAGGAGCCATCAGAGATGCATAACGCATAATACCGATTGGATCGGTTACGCCGAGAATGTTGCTAGAAGCAAACATTTCAGCAGCAGGACCAGCCTGATCGTCCGTATCTGCAACGACAGGAGTTCCATCAACACCTACAACACCATTTTGTTCATCGCGAGCCGTATACTTGATAACTGTTGCGCCAGTTCCTGCGCCAACACCTTCAGCAGCTGCGAAAGTTTTGTAATCCCATGCAAGTCCAGCAGAAATTAGACGTCCGTTTCTATTGCGTGCGTCTTTGTCAAAAGCTACAACTTTACCTGGCATGAGAACAAAGGCGCTACCCTGTAGCCTGTTTTCAGACTCTACAGTAGGTAGGTAGAATGCTGGGTAAAACTCACCTGGTGGGTTCATACCTTCAGAAACTTCTACGTTATAGTTAGGAGTTCCCTGAAGAATTTGAGGCGCACCAACGTGGTTACCAAAGTAATTTACACCTTTAAGTCCACTCATTTTTGTTTAATCCTCCGATTATTATAATTCTTTTTCACTAAACATTGCTGTAAAGGCATTTGGTCTTAGTGATTTTAGTGCTTTGTTGACGTCAACAGGAGAAACCTTCTTCTTTTGTGGCTCATCAACCACAACATCAGTTGGGTCCTGTAGTTCGTCGGCAAGTGTGGGGTCTTCAACTGTTTCCAGTTGATTCATATTGTTATTAACGTCTGTGTTGTTTAATTTTGCACTTAAGTGACGATATTCGCTAACATTATCTCTTAAGATATTTATTGAAAGCTTAAAGAGCTTGCTTTTTTCTTTAGAAATAGCCTCTTCTGAATCTTCAATAACTCCAAGTCTTACCTTGTGTGAAACAACTTCATTTACAGATTGCTCTCTAAGCTTGTAGTTCAAGTCAATATTTTGCTGATCTAAAAGCTCGATATCTACTTGTAGTTCGTCTCTCTCAGATGTTACTTCTGTGACTTGATCTGTTAGAGTTACAATCTGTGCTTCTGCTTCTGTTGCCTTTTCCTGAAGTTCATCATAAGTTCCCTTTGCAATTGCTTGCTTTCCTTGGTCTTCAAGGAAGAAAGAGATTTGTGAATTTAAGGATTCTCCAGCCCATTTAACGTCACTTGCAAACCATTTAAGTAGATCGAAGATCTTGGTTATTGGATCAGTTGCGGGACTAGGAACTTCTGTTAAAGAGTCCTTAATTTCTGCAGACATTTGTTGTTTTAGCTCACTGAGTGAATGTTTTAGTTCTTCTACAATCTTGATGATATCTTTTGCCAAAGGAACATTGTCAGTATCACGATTGATATCTGCTTCATCTTCAATTGTTTCAAGATTTTCTTCGAGTTTAGTAGAATCGGCATCTGCATCTTGAACCTCAGCAACTATAGTTTCTTCAACTACTTCAGCTACCTCGTCCTTAATTTCAATACCAAACTTCTTAGCTGCCTTTGCTAGCTTAGAATTTGCTTTGGATAGTTCTTCTTCAGAAAGATCCTCTGCATCGCCAATAAGCTGTAGGCATGCTCTTACGTGTGCCTCATCATGAATCGGGAGTCTGCGCTTATCTCCTTCAGGAGTTCTCTGAACAACAGCAAACTGTGTGTGTTTCATCCCTTTAAAATCTTCTTCTCCAAGATCAAAAGAGATTACATTCACTGTGTCTTCGCTGTCTACTAACCTAATACCTAAGCTAGCAAGCTTCTCCTGACCGAATTCAGTCAAAAGAGAAACACTAATTTTATTCATTACTTCATCCTCCTGCGTGTCGTTAATTACTGTACAAATATTATCTATGCAGATAATCTTCTTATCAGACTTATTAATCCCTTCAAAGAAACTTTGTACTTCAACTATGTTTATTTTTGCATCTAATGGTGTATCATCTACCTCGTAAATACATTCTTCCATTTTTCCATCATGGATTCTTACAATTCTTCCAAATGGATCAGCTGGCTTTTTAACAAAAGATAGTTCTTCGTATCCGAGAGATTCAGCCAGCATAAAAATGCCATTTCTGCGATTTGAATAATGATTACACATTCTCTCGGTTTGGTCTTGCAGACATTCTGAGCAGATCATTCTTTGGGGCATAGCACCAATTGATACGGTAATGAATTCCTGATCTAGTACTTTCTTGATTGCTCCTTCATGAGTTAGCTTGCCAACCACTTGAACAAATGCTAAGCCATTAAAAGCTGGGTCTTGTTTTTGTTTTGGGATCAAAGCATCCTTACACATCATGAGATAGCCCTCAGTGTCTAGCCCTTCAATGTCCCAATCCTTCTCTATCTCTTTATAATAGTCTGTTAGAACGTAGTCTGCTGCTACTATCTTACCAAAAATTTCAGATGTTTTAGACTTGTGTCCTTCTATAATTGGCTTCGGGTTAGGATAAACAAAGCTAGGTATATCATATTGTACTGTATCATGACGATATATACAACCATTTCTATTGAAAAAGCCATAATGACTAGCATCAATAGTTAGTAGTTGTGATTTTCCATTACGAATACCATCTTCTAGCCTAGTGAGCGCTTCTTCATTTAGTTTGATGTTGTAAGTATCAACAATATATATTGCGTCTTTATGAAATACCATTATTATTCCTTATTTAACTCTGCTTTTTGGGACAATTACTTGTCCTTTTGCTGTTTCGATCTTAACTGAAGATCCTAAGTCCTGAATAACCTTTCCTGTAAGTCCAGCATAAGTTGACCTCAAGAATGGATCAATTGTAACTGTACCTTCTTCTTTGGGCTCTACAATGTCTGCAACAATAAACTCTACAGCATCCACAGAAACAGATTCATCTTCGTCGTTATCCATTGCTTCCTGAATTAGCTCTACCGCCTCAGACATGAGTTCTACTGCTTCTGATATAAGCTCTGTGTCATTGTTTTCCACAGCGACATTAGTTTCTTCTTTTTGAATTTGATCTTCAGTGGGAACTTCTTCACTCAGATCCTTCTTTTTTCTTGCCATTTACGTTCTCCCTGATTTTAATTTTTAATTTCGAGTTTGGTCTAAATGGAGGAATTTCAGACATAATATTCTCTATATTTAGAACTAGCTCTTTCCCTACAAATTCCATGCTATCATCTGCTACATTATCATGTGCTGCATATATTACTACATTATTACAACTGTTATTAACGCATGTTATTCCATATCCGTAGTTGTATCCACGATTTTTTTCAGTTCTATTAGCCATTCCAACTCTAGCGGCTGCTCTATTAATGTTCTTTTCGCTATCCACAATCATTGTTGTTACTTTTTGACAGAGCTTATCTATATTGCTATATACATTATGAAGAACTTTTATATCTCCCGGAGGATCTATGCCTAGATCATTGGCTGCATCAATCGCTCCCTGAAGTATAGAGTCAGATATGTTTGCCTTGATATCATTATATACCATTTTTGTTGCAAATATAATATCTATTTTTGTTCTGTCTGTGGAATTTATATAGCTCTTAAACTGATCTTGTATAATGGTGCTCTCTTCAAATTCTTCATAGGAGTCTCTTGTTGACTTTACTACGTTGCTATTAGTCTTAGAGGACTTAATCATATCTTTATCTGCAGCTGATCCCTTATCTGCCGAGCTCTTAAAGTTGCCTGGGTCTGGTGAAGTTATCTGCTTTGTTGCTCCAGATGCAGACTTAACTGTTTTTGGAGCTGCGGATGCCGCTACGCGTGCGAGATGTTCTCCTGCCTCTGTTTGTTGATCCACTTCCATTTGACCATATAGTCCTATAAATGTCCTGCTCACATCGAACTCAGTGTCTTCTCCAAGTGCATTTCTGACTTCATCAACTGTCTTAACACCCTTTGTGAATAGATCTGCTTCGTGGTTCTCTTTTCTAATCTTCCATTCAATATCTGTCTCAATGAAGTTTAGTGTAGGCAGATTTCCTTCCTGAAAGATCTCAGAGACCTCAAATGGAGACTGCAGTGCTAATTCTGTAAGAATCATCTCATTGAACTGAGAGGATAGTTCTTGCTGAATAAATCTAACTGCATCTGTTAGTTGCTTGGACATAGATGTTGCTGTGGAGCCGCTTATGTCTGTTCCAAGACCCATGTCTGCGGAAGACATACCAAGTCCGCTAAATACCCTCTCTCTAAAATATTCTAGAAAGGGCTTTGGATCTATGCCTTTACCTTCCGAGCCAATGAATTTAATTTCATGTCTACTGTCAGTTGCAATACCACCATCTTGGATAATGTTCTGCATATCACTTCTTGCTTGATCTAGCTCTGTCCATCCTGTCTTATGGTCGAGGATGTCTGGCTTTTCTACGCCATAGTGGATAATTGGGAATAGATCTCTGTAAATAAGGAGCTGAACATCCTCCTCAATCTTTCTGAGAGTTCTTATGTCATCTATGACTGGAATTACCTCTGGCATACCAAGTAGCATACCATCTTCTTTAAATATAGTGAAGTGGGCAACGTCATCTACGTCAAACTCTACGCGAGCTCCTGCGGAGTTGAAGTGGATCCATTTTTCAATTTCAAGCTTATATCCGCTCTTCATCTTTACTGTTTTGAACTTTGGACGCATAGTTGTTGGGTGAGCTATAAATAACCCAACAATTGGCTTCATTTCTTTGCCATTCTTTGTATATGACCGAGCAAATTCAAAATCTTTTGCTCTTACCTTAATTACAAATGCGTTACTGCAAACTATTAAGTATTTTGCTATCTGCCTAACCGTCTCCCTAAAAGACTTGCCTGTTTGGACAAACATATATAGGAATCTTGCATCCATATACTTTTTAATTTTATCATCATTGCTTTGTATATTAAATCCAGACTTTACTAGCAGTGATAGTTTCTTTTGAGTTGACTTGAGAAAGTATGGCTCATACTTAAGAAGCTTAAATACGGAGAGTAGGTCATATTCTCCACCAGAGTGTTGGCTCATTATTTGTTCTGGTGTTTCAAAAAACCTTATAACAGGAGCTTCAATTCTCTTAATCTTCTTTGCGAGCTTTGATATTATTGCAATTGAGGTAATAGGAACTGGCTCAACCGCACCCTTTGCATCAGCTAACTTTATAATTTTCCCAGCATTTTGAAAATGCTTAGTGCCAAGATTTAGCATTAATTCCATTATTATTCTCCGCAAAACCTTCTAGTAGTGTGTACTATTTTAACAGAGCCTGTTTCTCTCGACACAGCTATTTCATAGTTATTTCCAAGGTTAATTTCTTTTGCCATATCTAAGAGCTTCTTAGGCGCATTTTCAATTGCGTCATAGATTGTTATTATTGTGTCATTTGTAACATAAACATCCTGAACTGGAACAGGAAGAAGATCCTTCATTTTGTTCGCTATCTCCTCAATGTTTTCTTCTGGCTCACCAGGAATGTCATCGAATGTTATGATTGATGATTCGCCAATTGGATTATTAATTGGTCTTCCTGCTTTAATTTGATTATTTGTATTTCCCGTATCGTCATCATAGCATGGCTCAACTCCACACACAATTGCAAGGTCTCCAAATTGATGTGCTAGCGTTTTGAATGATTGCATGAACATGGCAATTTCAAGCTGTGACTTAGACTTCCTATTGAATGTTACAAGCATCTTTTTAAATGAATAGAACTCAGTAAATAGAGATCCAATCTGAGTAACTAGCCAGTTCTTGTAACCAGTTATTGTATATAGAATTTTATTAAAAATTGCCCCACCTCTGTTATTAAGACAGTTTGATGGTTGAATTTTAGCTATAAGATCCTCTAGTGGCTTTATTATCTTCATGAGTGCTTCTTCGGCCATTTCCATAGCTACTGCTTGCATTTCGAAAAGTATATTTCTTGCTAAGTTCCAAATACCACTATATTGCACTATTGGAGATGTAATTCTTCCAGCTTCTATAAATTTAAGTGCGACATTAATAGTATCAACAATTTTATCTAGATTTTCAACAGCTGCTTGTACTCCAGCTATTCCTCTTGCTAAACTTTGTCCTGTTTCTTGTGTTTCGTATGCATCACTTGGATTGCCAGCTAACATTCCCTCTGCAGCCTGTAGTATAGTTTCTACCCCAGCTATTCCAACATTAAACTGTGTTGCAACATCTGCAAGTGAGTCAACGATTGCGTCTGCTGCAACTGCTCTTCTTTGAAATGCAATTATATCTCTGTATAACTTAGTTCTCTGCTCACAAGGCAGGAGACTTATAATGAGACAAAAAGCCGAGCAAAGCACATCACTATATGTAATACCAAAAAACTGTAAAAATAAATTTTCCTTTATGAGATTATCCATCTCTGTTCCCATTTGCTCAAAGCTATTGAGTGATGCACTTGTTGGGGAAATGTAATTTACAATATCCATAACAGTATCTTCTGCGATTTCAAACCCCTTGGTCATTGCTTTTTGCGGAGTAAGAACAGCCCAATTTAGTGCATCTACTGTTGAGTTGCCAATTTCTCTTGCTCCATCAACAGCCCATTTTATATTATCGCCCTGATTCTGCACTACCTCAAGGGCACCTTCTCTGACCCACGCAGAAGTGTCCCCAATAGTTACTTTTACTGCATCTTCAACGCCAGTTTCTTTTATAACAGTCGTATAGATGCTTTCAAGTGTAAAGTCTTCTATTCTAAAACCACTGGCCATTATTTTACCTCAATTGGATAGGATGCAAGAGAGTTCACAATAGACTGTGCTCTAAATCCCATTAGTTTTAGGTGAGCATATTGTGCAGCAAATCTTGCCTCTGGAGTTAGATCTTCGTCTAATTTCATTAAATAAAAATCAACTATTCTCTTTGCATGTATGAAGTTTCCTTCTTGGTTTTCCATTACGGTCCTCCTTCTAGGCCATATCCAATTGCATTAATTGGACTTCCTCTTCTCGCGAAGCCCGCTAGTCCAACAAATATCTCTCTTGAAATATAAGAAGTTGGAACATCATCTCTAAGCCAAACCAGATGCTTTGATTTTTTACCCTTATGCTTTGAAGACAGATGGTGTTTTATAAAAGACAATTTCAATGCTAGATCTGTCTCTGTTCTTAATGGAAAGTCGACATGCATATGCGGAAATAGCAAGTCATATACACCAATTATTTGGTTTCTCCACACACTCTTCATTCCAATCATTGGCAGGTTAACCGGTATAAGATCCTTATTTGTAGCACCTTCACCGGATGTCATAATGGTTGCAGCTGCTGCTTGAGCTCCAGCGAAATCTAGCATTAGTCATTATCTCCCGCTAAACCAACAAGTGCTTGCTGCTTGTAGCCATCTATAACTATATCTACGCATCTAATGAATAAGTCAAGATCAACCTCATCATCGTTATCACCAAAGTACTTTATAGCGGAGATTACATCCTGATCAACAGATTTATACGAAATACTACCAGAAAGCTTCTTTGCGTTCTCTGCTAGGTGTTCGATTGAGGCAATTCTTTCTTGCCACTCCTTTATGGCTCCAATATGCCTAACAAACTTCTGAGCAAGAGCTATGCTCTCAGTAATTGATTTTGAGCTAACGGATGGCTTATCATCCACATTAACCCTATTGATATGGGCTGGTGTATATGAAATCTTAATGTTACTCATATTATAGTCCTAATGATACTTCTTCCTCATAAGATATATCTATAAAGTAGTCTCTTACTGTTACGAGAGGAGATCTTTCTTTCCATATGATTCGCATTCTAACTGGGTGATATGATGTGTCTGGTATATTTATAGTTCCAAGTGATGGAATTATTAATACAGACTTTGCGTTATCCCAGTCAGGTTCATTTATTTCATCGTAACCATAGCTAAACTTAACACTTAAGTTGCTATCTGAAGATGTCGCTGTTGAGCTACTTCCCCTTCCAACCTCTGCATCCATATCGTCTAGTAGTTTTATGTCGCCAATATCTCCAGTAGAATAGAGAATAACCTTATATAGGTCTCCTCCACCATCGACATATGTTATGTTTGCACTAGAATTATTGGATGAGTCTACGGCCGTAGCTATTTCATTGCCAGAAACGTCAAATAGTGACCATGTTCTTGTTCCAGAAGAAAAAAATGTTAAAGCTATCTTATCTGGTCGAAAGCCATAGTTCCATGATCCTCCAACTATAAACTCGGCTGGGCCAGCTGGATCTTTAATAAAAAGCTCCTGATCTTCGTCCCATTCGGCATTAAGTGAGGCTACCCAGTAATCATCTACTGATTTTCTTTCAATCTTATCAAAGTCGTAAACTGGGATATAATTAGTATAATACGTGTCAGATATGGCTATGCCGGGACTTTCTGGAATAGCAGGCACTTCTTCTGTAGTAAAATTCGCAGGTACGACGTGTCCATTAAGACTTAGTGATGGGCCAACAGTGGAATCATTAACAATATTTCCATCTATAAGAGCACTAGCTCCTAGCCCCCCTCTCATAAGAGAGACTATGACATTTTTGTAGTAGTGTTCTTGTGAATTATTCTTTAGATAGACAACGCACTCTAGTGTATTTACATGTGTAGTAAAGTCAAAAGAGAAAGGAGCAATAACTGGATTAGTAAAAACACCATCCTTACTTATAGGTCTATCTATTCTTTTATTTGAAAATGGTGCTTGTTCCTGAAATAATTGAATTCCCATTATTTTCTCCACTAGAACCCTTCAGTTCTTTTAATATATCCACCACGGCTACGCATTACACTATTAATACTTGGTCCACCATAAGATCTCTTAATGCCAGATTTTGTTATAGATCTAGAAATAATTATATCTGCTGCTCTCTCGGTTGGGTCTTTTATTTTTCTGTGATCTAAGTGTATTGGTTCCGGGCTATTGTCTGTTAATAAAACAATACTGCCAGCATAAATCACTCTTTCATCATTTTCTGGCGGAGGAGTAAGTATATTTCTCCCATGCATAAGCTTTGCATTCAGTATAACCTTCCTAAATAACTCACTATAGTGTTTAACTATACCATATATTGCTAAACAAAAAGCATCAATTAGGTGATCCTCTATTCCTGCGTCTTTCTCAAAGCCATATTTTTCAACGCCTCTGTCTGTTATACTTAATAGTTTATACAATTCTAGAGATTTAATCAAGTCTACATCTTTACTAGAGAAAGAAATTGGTACTGCTTTATTGTGTGGTTCAAATAATCTCGAGATCTGAGACACCATAAAGGCTCTTTGTGTCTTTTTAACTTCTTCTTTTGTGAACTGGTCTTCAATAATAATAGGAGCACCGAACTCAACTGCTTCTATTACATGTTTAAGGTTCTGGTCTGGATGATCTCCATTGCCAGCCTTTATTGACATCATTCTTATTTCTTCTATAATTGTATGCCCATATCCATAGTCACACATCCATGACTTACAATTCCACTTTCTATTTAGTTCAATGAGTGCGTTCTTGGCTACAATACTATTCCAGTTAGCAGAAGCAATTACTTCCTTGTCTACAACCTTCATGGTTAGTTTGTCCGGATTGAATGCTAGTACATAAAAGTAAGTTCCAATATTTGGCCCATTCCAGTCAACACCACCAAAGTATAGTAGTCCTGGTTCTTTTGCGCATTGGTTGTAGTCATATTCCGTCTTTGCTAGGTCAATACCAGCATAACTAAATGGTCCTCCTGCTCCATCTGGAAATTCTGCCATACACTCCTGCATGTAGCCAGTTTCGCCAAGAAGATCCCTATATTCAGCTCTTTGGTTGTGCATTATTTCAACATCATCAATTGTTATGTGGAATTCTTGATAGTTTTGGAATTCCTTACATGCCCTAAAGAAGTAGTTGCCTCTTCCTTTTGGAGTTGATGTTAAGTAAATAACAGCCTCGTCTCCCTTAGATGCTATTGTCATCATAATTGAGTTGAGCATTTCAGCACCAATAATTGCTGCTTCGTCTATATATATAATATCAGCAGTTTGTCCACGAGCACCTTCGTTTGCAATCATCAATAGTATTGAAGATCCATTGTCGAACTTAACATTGTAGTACGGTTTCTGTGAAGCTGCTGTTACAGATTGTTTTATTTCTGGACTTTGATCAATACAGTCTCTAAATAAGTATTCATCCCAAATCTTCTTAATTTGCTTTTCAGTAGGAGCAAGAATAAGAACGGTTTTCTTTTCATTTGTTACTGCAAATCTTACTAGCTTTTGAGTAATAGATAGCGTTTTTCCTGTCTGCCTGCACTGTCTTCCAACTATACGCCTTGCTGTGCAATATAGTATTGGTTCCTGATATAGCCTTGCAGGGTACCCATAGACCTTCCCAAAGAAATAAACACTGTCATATAGCCATCTAGCAGTCTCCTCGTCCATTCCATTGGCCATGGCGAACTTAACATCTTGCTCTACAGTTATACCATCACATCTAATATTAAAAGAGCCATATTTAGCAATATTTCTCTTTATACATGCTTTGCAATGTTTATTGTCAAATTTGGGATCATCAAATCTCATAATTAGCCGTTTACTGGTCTCGTCATTTTTACGCCTGAGCTTACAGCCGCTATGGCAAGTGCTCCCTTTGTAATATTGCTTTCAGCAACACTTTGAGTTAAGGCTGCTGTCTTGCCCATTCCACCTTGGAATAGCTTCATATTTTTACTTCCTAGAAATTTAGAGCTCGATGCAGCATGCATTTTAGTTGCTCCAAAGCCAAGAGCCTTTAATCCAACTCCTCCACCTACGCCCCAGGCTGCTCCTTGCATCATTGAAGACATTAGATTGTTTGGCTTAACGGAATTTATACCAGCACCATCTCTTAAAAAGTCAGATCCTAGCCATCCAAGTGCGCCGGCTGCTGCTCCTCCGCCTGCAAACTTAACACCATTCCAGGCAGCCGTCTTTGCTCCACCAAAGCCCTTAGAAGAAGCCCAATTTGCTCCTTTTCTTGTGCTATTAGCAAGGAATGAGTTGAAATTTGCACCAACTCCAGATATTTTATTTCCACCAGAAATAAGACTATGCGCTTGGTTTGATGAGATTCCTCCTGCTTTGCCAGTCCACGATCTTGCAATGCCTGCCATACCAGCTTTTTTAACTCCCATGCCACCATATTTTAAGCCTGCAGGGACACCAGCTCCAAGTGCTGCTCCCATTGCTGCTCCGCCAAGCATTGATGTGTCATCGCTAACTGCGCCCCATCCTGCTCCTGCAACAGCGCCAATTCCAGCAGCACTAGCTGATCCTTTAAGCATAGATGCTCCGGGCATGGATAGATTCTTTGATCCCGCCCATGTCTTAGCTGAAGTTCCCCATCCTCCAACCCTACTTAATGCTGTTTTATACCAACTCATTATTAAACCCTCCTCAGCTTATTAACTGGTTCTGTTCCAACTGCTGTTCCAAGCCAGCCTAGTCCTGCTGCAGCGGCAGCTGTTCTAATTGGTTTGGTCATGGACATTTCCTGATAGTCATGTATCCCTTTCATAATACCTTTGTGATTAACTATTGGCTCTCCAATCGACTTGAGTGTGGAGTTTAATACAGGCGTATGTCTTGTCATGCCAACGTGACCTAGCCCCATTGCGGCTCCCATCATTGCTCCAGATGTAAATCCACCTTGCTGTCCTGTTGCAAGTCCATATGCTCCTCCAAGAGCTCCACCAGCAAGCATACCACCACCGCCGCCAAATGCGTATGACTTTAGCCCACCCATCCCTATAGCGGAGTTCATTGTCGCTACGCCAGTTCCAACTTTTTTGCTGAAGTCGGAAATTGGCTTATCAAAGGAACTTAGCCACTTTCTTGCTGGCATAAATCCGTGCAAGTAAGCTGAGCGAAGATCGGGAGACTTTTTAGCAAACTGTGCAAGTTTTATGAAATTACTCATATATTCTCCTATCTAGAATGGTATATTCTGGCCATGCTCATCATCTTAGCTTGCTGTTGATTCATAGCGTCTTGCATCTTAAAGTTAGTCCCAGCTTCAAAGCTTCCAAATTGATCATATCCACCTCTATCATATTTCTTTTCTCCAGAGAAGAATCTTGAGTCATATGAAAGTTTTTTTCTATTAGATGTTTCATCTAGCATAGTGTCGAGTGCTCTTCCTGCTAGAGATCCCATAGCTGTTACTGCTCCGCCTATAACTGGAGCGGCAAATCCATACGCAAGCATCCTTTTAAACGACATCCCTTTAAAGAATTTTCCGTTCTTAAAATGTCCTGGCTTAAATGTTTTACTGAAGCTGCTTGATGATCTAAATGCACTTGCATCTACTCTGTTAAGAGAGAGTCCTCCTCCGTGCTTATACATCCCTCCGCCCTTCATTTCCTTAAAGACTGTTCCTCCGCCCTTAGTCCCCCATGCTTTTGCAGACCCAACTCTCTTCATCGAATCATACGCTAGAACTCCCATAAATCCAGCCTCTGCGATTTGAGTGCCAATCTCTCCAGTGTTTCTTGCGAAAGACTCATATCCGCCCTGGCCATACCAGAATGCGTCCAGAGTTTCAAATCCACCCGAAACAGCTGTCTTACCAGCACCAATGAGTGGCGCTATAGCAAATGCAGCATTTAGTCCAGACTTATGAAAGAATTTATCGATTCCCTCAAAACCAACGCCATATGTTGTAAATTGTGCATTAGGGCCAGTCATTACAAAAAATACCTCCTTATACTAGATCTGCAACTTCACTGAAGCTTAAAGGAATAGACGCGGCTTGAATGTCAACCATATCGAACATTTCAAACGCAGCGTCTAATACTGGACTGCTATCATTAAATATTTTATCAAAAAACAGATTGTGTTCTTTCTCCATTGAAGCGAAGTACTCCAGTGCGTCAATAGCATCTGGAGTAGCTTCCTTCTTCTCTGCTTTTTTCTTATTGTTAAGTGCTTGCTGTAGGGCTAAAAAGTTCATCTATGTACTCCAATGGATCCATATATGTTATTTCTACTGTGTTGCACTTACTAGCAAAGCAAGCTTGTATGAACAAATCTTCATTATTAGTTAGATCTATTTGAGGACAAATTATAAGCTTTCCTATGTTTACTCCCCTAAGCCTAGTTAAAATCGCATCACTGTGAATAAAATTCCAACTTGTTCCATTATATAAGTTAATAATAAGCCTTGGCTTACCAAAGACCTTTTCGATAGCTTTCCTGTCTTTTGCTTCAAGGTAGTACAGTGTTTTGTAAAAACAAACATATGCTTCATGATAATTGCATGTTATTACAAATATATTCATTAGTACATTTCCAAAAGACGAGGGAGAGATATCTGCTCCACATCAAAGCGTCCAGGTTTCCAGTGTGTGAGGATTGTAACTCCAGACCACCAGCCTAATGGAGCATCTTCACAGTATTCTTCTTTTTCAAAATCAAAGAAGCCAGTACTAAGAGTCTGAATAATATCATCATCTCCGTGTCTTTGGTTTGAGATGTGCTCCCATCTATGTGTGTGAGCAAACACCTGAGACTTTGAACACTGATCTTGTGCTCTAAAGATAGCGTGCTTTCCAGAGACTGGAACGTTTCCTCCATTCATAGGTACGTGAGAGAATATAATACCTTCAATCTCAACATATTTCCTATAGGGAACAATAGTATCACAGAACTTTTCAAGCTCTAAGTCTTCAATTATATCCAAGTATCCAGACATTGCTGGATTGTAAACAGTATATTGACGTACCCAATCTTCGTGATTTCCAAGTAGCCAAACAACCTCTGGAGCATAAATCAATTTACCAGCGTCAGACTGCTCTCTTTGTAGAAGCCAGAGTGGTGAAAACATCTCCTTAATAGCTTCTCTTGCAGACTTAACGTCTTCCTTATAGCGCTTGCCCTCTATTGTAAGGCGCTTGTTCTTGTCCCAGTGGGAAAGAGATGCGCAAGAGCTAAAGTCTCCCATTACAACGATTCTGCTTGGGCGTTTATCAACTATAAGCTTACCTAGCTTAGTGAACCTCTCTTTAGATACTCCAGGCTTATCGTGACAGTCAGGAACAACCAATGTTGTATTGGTTTTATATTTGCTATCACTAGTTCCAGTATAAGTAAGAACAAAAGGAATATCGTATCTTACAGTATCTGCTTCCTGCACAAACAAGGAAGCTTCCGGGTCAATCACATCCACAAATTCAAATCCATCAAGAGAAGGAAATTCGTCAAGGAAATCAATCTCATCAGTTAGTTCTTCGATCTCTTCTTCTAAGCCTGATAGCTTTTCCATTATTTCTTCACTTCTATCGACATATCCACTAGTTCTAAACTCTTCCACTATGTTAATTACTGATTTTTCAATATTGCTGCAAAGCAAATCTAGTTCTTCTAAATTCCAAATATTTTTACTCACTATTAATCTCCATTGTCGCTTAGGACATTTTCTTTTTTTACATCAGCTTCAGATGTTTTAAGCTCGTCTAGCTTCTTCTTCATGGAAGAAAGTACTTTTGCAGGGCCGCTTTTTGCTTCTTTAAGTGCTGCTTGCTTCTTCCATTTCTGCTGTCTAGTAGCAGTAAGCTCTTGGAGGATCAGCATCTTATTCTTAAAGACTTGCATCTTAATCGAAAGTGCATGCGAGACTTCCTCCTTAGTAACTAACTGCCCTGCTTCATCAATTCCAATAACACTAGTCATCTTCATGTTCTGATGTTCTAGGGACAGTATAGCATTACATCTGTATTCAATCAACTCATACTCGACAAGCTGATTAACTAGTACCATTTCAGGGTAGTTGTCTAGCTCAATCTCCAGTGAAAGAATATATTGATCAAGAGCATGTGTTAGAATCTTATTCTCGTGCAAGCATTCTCTGCCTTCAGGTGCGATATTAGATACAAAAAGAGCACATCTGTTTCTATACAGACATGCTTTCTTATCACAGATCATGACAAGATTAGTTGCTGATCCAACCTCAATATCGGCAAAAGCTTTAGCTATGCTTCTAATTTGACTCTCATTTAGCTTTATATCATTATACTGGCTCATTCTCATAGCAAGAACAGAACGAACTCTGTCAAGTCCACTCTCTGAAGAGAAAGCTTCTAGCTCACTCATAACCTCAGCAAGTGATCCAGTATTTGGAACATCTAAATCTTTAATGCTCTTACTCATCATTCTGTCCTATTGTTATATTAAATTTTAAATGCAAGCTCTCAACATAGGCTGAAATGAAAGATAAAGAGTCTATAAAACATTTCTCTTCTTCAACAGCTCTTCTTAACCAATCTTTCCCAAGCATATAGTTTATTCTAGGGTATTTCTTAAATATAGATTCAGATTTTCTTTTAAGTAAATTTAAGTCTTTTCTATTCACAAAAACGGGTTTAGTCCCGCGCAAGCAAACGAAAGTATTATCGTCATACTGTATGCAAAAAAGCTCAGTAGAAAAGAAAAACAAATATCTCTCCTCGCACATCCTAAACTCAACTGTCTTAAATTCACTCATCATAAATTCTAAACCTCCATGTAGTACTTCCTTTTAGTATAATCTGGACATTGGAATGCAATGCGGAAGTTAGGATCATCAGATTCAAAGAGAAGAACTCCAAGAAAAGGTGTTCCCTGCGACCAACTATACTCCAAGTTGCAAGCAAAGACATTAAAGTTAACACGAGTAACTCCAGAGCAACTTTTCCACACTACTTCAACATCCAACGGTTCAAACTCAGGAAGCTGAACGAGCATTAAAAGAAATTCTTCAAACCCAGGAGCAATCTCAAATACAACCTTTAGTTCGTTGTCATTAGTATATAGCCCTTTTATAAGCTCAGTGTCAACCAAATAAGAGCGCTCTGTTGTATTTATGGAGAAGAACTGAATATCTTCAAAGCCAGGAGCTGAGTACATATCGCAAGCATTAATCGTCTCCATTTTCTTTTTCCTCCGTGAGTGAGCTCAATGCGATCTCTAGGAGCTCGATAACAGAAGGCCCAAACTTATAAATCTTTCTCTTGTAAGCATATTGCATAACTGCTTCAAATAGGTCTTCCTGTACGTCTAAGCTCTTTTTAACTGTATTCTCTTTCATAAGTTGTTACTCCATAAGTCAAGTGTAATATATAAAATGGCAAGTAGTAGTAAAAGCTTACCAAGTATAAGCGATGTAATAATGTGGTCTACTTCTATATAGAAGAAGTCTGTATTGAATTTGTATTTAAAATACTCTGTCAAAAGTATCATGGAAAAGAAACCGCTAACTAGCCATGCTGTCAGGAACATCTATAAATCTCCTTAAATCTGTATGTACTAATTTAGTACATTTTACTATCTAGTCTTTAGTTACGTTATCTGTAATTTAACTTTATTAGTCTAGCGTTAACTTAAACTGTAATCTAAAATCAAAGTTCTAAAGAGAACTCTTTATTAAGTCTACTCTTTAAGTAAGTTAGTGTTCTCTCTATTATTAGAGTACAGTAATTCAAAACAGAAGTCAAGTAAAAAAATAACATATTTTGCTTTTAGTTAAATAAATACTTTTTCCTGTAATAGATGAACTATATAACGCGACTTTTTTCTTTACATAGGTCAATGTTCGTCTATGCGCCTTAAGTGTCCTCCAGGGGCTATATCTTGGCTTATAAGGGCTATTAAACTGCGCAGTGTTTCCGTTTATTTGCTATGAAACTAGAAATTGTTACTTTCTGTTCTAACATAGCTCCTCGGGGTTTTTCGAATTGATAAATTAAAAAAGTCCCATGTGAAATTGAAATCAGTTTTTGTTCGTAAATGGACTTGGTGATTTGAGAAAGTCGGATTTAAAAAGAGGGGGGGGGGTTAAATCAGGTGGGTTAATGCGATAGCTTATTTTGGATTGGGTTGGCTATCGTGGGGGACAGGTAGTTAATATACATCCGGTATATTATAACTATTTGCAACCCCACCCCTAACCAAGAAGGAGCTACATCATGAAAAAGACTATCAACAACAACAACGCAGTCGCAATCACCAAGAACGAAGAGATGATGATCCATGTACGCGCTATCATGGACATCGCTGGTAAGAAGTCCCTCATTGGTGCAAAGAAGGCGAAGGAACTGGCCCTGAAGGTTGCTGATAACATGTGGTCCATTGCCAAGACCTCCTTCTCTAAGCTCAGCGACTTGCTCGCATGGGCTTACGGTCACCTCCGCACTATCTGTTCACGCCTGTGGGACGCCATTCAGGCGTTCTTCACTACGCTGTTTGCTAAGCAGGCAGTCGTAGCCTAATAGTCCTCATAGTGCACATCATGGACTCTATATCCATGGTGTGTATTATTGGGTACTGATAGGCAGTACTCTGTATGTTAACCCTTAACAGAGGAGATGTATTATGGCTAGTTATGGTGCTTTACTGGTGGTTGCAGGGTTGTGGGTGTTCATGA